ATTTGAAGAATCCTTATATCATGCAACTTCAAACTAAAGAGGTTGACAAACAAGAATTATTAGTTGAAGGTAAGGAGGATACTTCTACCTCTCAGACAAAGTTCCAAGTTTCATATACACATTGGGCACCCATGTCCCAACAGCAGGAGTTTGTTATACCATCTGATTGGGTGGTAACAATCTATGAACCTGTAGAGAAGATCAAAGAGGACTATTGTAAGAAGCACAACATTACTGAGGAGGAAGATGGAAACGATCAAACTCCTACTACTTAAGAATGGATTGTATGTGATCTCTTACATTGAGGAGATGGAAATGGAACCATCATGTTTCCTTGCAGACCCAATGGAGATCATAGATGGGGAGTTTAAACCATTCCCAAAATATAGTGGTCAAAGAAATGTCTTGCTTTATTCGGACTTTATTGCTACAATAGTAGATCCAGACCCAGAACTTCTGGAAAAGTATAAACAAGCAGCACCACCACAAGATGACGACGAGGAAACTGAACTCACAGAACCAGAACTTCTACAGTAACGTTTTCCTATCAGGAGAGAAGATCTTTTACATCGGTTATGAGGACGGAGAACGTGTTCAATACCGAGAGACCTTCTCTCCTGTTTTATATACTAGGTGCAATGAACAGACAGAGTACAAAACTCTAGAAGGACATTACGCTAAGGAAAAGAGATTTGAAACTGTAAGGGCAGCAAGAGATTTTGTAGATGAATATAAATTTGTAGACAACGTTAAGGTCTATGGTAATGATAGATTCTTATATCAGTATATAAGTTCTAAGTTTCCACAAGAACAGATGTCATATGATTCCTCACAGTTGAGGATCTATACACTTGACATCGAGACAACCTCTGAGAACGGTTTCCCAAATATTGCCGAGACCTCAGAGGAAATTTTGTGTCTATCTGTAAAAGATTTTACTACCAAGAAAATTATCACATGGGGTACGAGAGAGTTTACTCCTAAAGATACTGAGTATCGTGTCTTCTGGAAAGAAGAAGACATGCTTAAAGATTTCTTAGCATGGTGGGCAGAGAATACTCCAGATATTATTACAGGATGGAATGTAAAACTATTTGACATACCATATATCTGTAGAAGAATTGAAAGGGTATTGTCTACTAAGTACATGAGATCCCTGTCTCCATGGAATAAAGTATTTGAAAAGGAGGTAGAGATAAAGGGTAGGAATCATATATACTATGATATTATTGGTCTAAGTGTCTTAGATTATCTTGATCTTTATCAGAAGTTTACGTATAAAGCACAAGAATCTTACAGGTTAGATTACATAGCACAGGTAGAACTGGGTCAGCAGAAATTAGATCACTCAGAGTACGATACCTTTAAACAATTTTATACAAATAATTGGCAGAAGTTTGTAGAATATAATATACACGACGTAGAACTTGTTGACCGTTTGGAAGACAAGATGAAATTAATTGAACTCGCTTTAACTATGGCATATGATGCTAAGGTTAATTACGAGGATGTCTATTCTCAAGTACGTACTTGGGATAGTATTATATACAACTTCCTTAAGAGAAAGGGTATAGTAATTCCACCAATAGAAAGATCTGATAAGAATACTCAGTATGCTGGAGCGTATGTAAAAGAACCAAAACCTGGATTGTATAAATGGGTAGTTAATTTCGATTTAAACTCACTGTACCCACACCTTATAATGCAGTACAATATCTCACCTGAGACATTGATGCCCAATAGACATTCATCAGCGACTGTAGATAGGATATTAAACAAAGAGATAGATTTTAGCGACTTAGATAATACTACTGTCTGTGCTAACGGTGCTTTATATGACACCACACAGAGAGGGTTCTTACCAGAACTTATGCAGAAGTATTATGATGAACGTGTCATTTTCAAGAAGAAAATGATCAAGGCAAAGCAGGAGTATGAGAAGGATCCATCAGTGGATTTAGAAAAAGAGATTACTCGTTGCAATAATATTCAAATGGCAAAGAAGATCTCTCTTAACTCTGCTTATGGTGCTATCGGTAATCAATACTTTAGATATTTTAAAGTAGTAAATGCTGAAGCAATCACCCTATCAGGACAGGTATCTATCAGATGGATAGAGAACAAGATGAATGAGTATCTTAATAAAGTTCTCAAAACGGAAGGAGAAGATTATGTCGTTGCATCAGATACCGACTCAATCTATCTTAATCTTGGACCTCTTGTTGATAAATTTTTTAGTGATAGGTCTAGTGACAAAACAAAGATTGTTTCCATACTGGATAAGATCTGCCAAGACAAGTTGGAACCGTACATTGACACCTGTTATCAGGAGTTGGCGACGTACGTATCTGCGTATGATCAGAAGATGGTCATGAAGAGGGAGAACATTGCCGACAAAGGTATATGGACTGCCAAGAAGAGATATATTCTTAATGTATGGGATAGTGAAGGGGTAAGATATGAGACAGCAAAGTTAAAGATGATGGGTATAGAAGCAATCAAGTCATCAACACCTGCACCATGTAGGCAGATGATTAAGGATGCTCTTGACATCATAATGACTAAGGAGAATGAGGATCTAATAACCTTTATAGATGACTTTAGAACTAAGTTCTATAGTATGCCACCTGAGGAAATAGCATTTCCTAGAAGTGTTAATGGGTTGACAAAATGGTCAGACCCTGTTACGCTGTACAAGAAAAGTTGTCCTATCCATGTGAGAGGTGCACTTCTGTACAATTCCCAACTAAGATCTAACAAGTTGGTTCATAAATATCCAATCATCCAAGAGGGTGAGAAGATTAAGTATGTTTACTTGAAAGAACCAAACGTATTGGGGCAGAATGTTATGTCATTCATCTCGGATTTCCCAGAAGAAATACCAAAGGTACGTAATCAAATTGATTATGGTACACAATTCGAGAAATCATTCATCAGACCACTCAAGAATATTCTTGATGTGATAGGATGGAAAACTAAAAAAGAAAGTAACTTGGAGTTTTTATTTGTATGAGTATCTTTGACACACTTGCTAAAGAAGCAAAAAATGATTATGCAAAACTTGTATCAGATGGATTGATCACTGGTGACAAGCAAGGATTTATAGGAACAGGTTCTTATATACTAAATGCACAATTAAGTGGCAGTATCTATGGTGGTATACCTGATAATAGGGTGACTGCTATTGCTGGTGAACAAGCAACTGGTAAAACATTTTATGCTATAGGTATCGCTAAGGATTTCCTTGATAGTAATGAGGATGGTGCAGTATTCTACTTTGATAGTGAAGCAGCAGCAACTACAGATCTATTCAAAGATCGTGGTTTAGATCCTGATAGAGTATGGCATTTCCCAGTTGATACTATTGAGGAGTTTCGTACTCAGATGATACGTATCCTAGACAACCTCCTAAAGACACCTGAAGGGGATAGGAAACCACTTCTGATTGTATTAGATTCTCTTGGTATGTTAGCGTCTGCTAAGGAATTAGATGATGCATTAGCAGATAAGCAGGTCAGAGACATGACTAAATCACAGACCATCAAGTCGGTATTCAGAATTATTACCAGTAAGTTAGGTAAGTTAAAGATACCTATGATTGTAACTAATCATACATATAAAACAATGAATCCTTATGGTGAACCATCTGATATGGGTGGTGGTAGTGGTCTGAAGTATGCAGCATCTACTATTATGACTCTAACAAAGTCAAAAGAAAAGGATACCAGCAAAGAAGTTATTGGTAATATCATTAAGGTTAAAACATATAAGTCACGATTAACTAAGGAGAACACACAAATTGCAACACGTCTATTTTTCGACAAACGTGGACTGGACAAGTATTATGGGTTACTGGAACTGGGTGAGAAGCATGGAATCTTCACAAGGAAGGGGAATAGGATTGTTGTTGGTGAATCTTCCGTTTATCCTTCTGCTATTCTTGCCGATCCTATCAAATATTTCACGCCAGAAATAATGCAAGCACTTGATGAGTGTGCTGCTAAAGAATTTAAGTATGGGAATGAATGAACTCTTTAGAATTTACAGTACTTAATAACCTAGTAACGAACGATCAGTTTCGTCGTCAGGTTTTTCCATATCTAAAGAAAGAATACTTTGAGGAGGAGCAGAATAAACTACTGTTCACCTTGATATCAAATTTTATTGATAAGTATGCTAAGTGTCCTACCAAAGAGTCATTAGCAATTGACTTACAGAATACTACTAGTTTAACTGATCAACAGTTTAAATCTTCTCTTGAATCACTTGATAAGGTGAGTGGAGAGAAGGTAGATCAAACATGGTTAGTAGATTCTACTGAGGAATGGTGTAGGAATAGAGCAATATATCTCTCATTACTAGAGAGTATACAAATAGCAGATGGTAAGGATGAGCAGAAAGATAAAGGTGCTATACCATCTATACTTTCAGATGCTATTGCTGTTTCATTTGATAATCGTATAGGTCATGATTACTTTGCTAACTATGCAGAGAGATTTGAATACTACAACAGAGTAGAAGAGAAGATACCTTTTGATCTTAGTATGTTTAATAAGATTACTAAGGGAGGATTATCAAATAAAACATTGAATGTTGCATTGGCAGGTACTGGTGTAGGTAAATCTTTATTCATGTGTCACGTTGCAGCAGCAACATTACTACAAGGTAAGAATGTATTGTACATTACCTGTGAGATGTCTGAAGAAAAGATTGCAGAGAGGATAGATTCTAATCTTTTAGGTGTTAATATACAGGACATTGCAGGTTTACCTAAACAAATATTTGATAGTAAGGTTCAGAAACTTCAAAAGAAAACACAAGGTAAGTTAATCATTAAAGAGTACCCTACAGCATCAGCACACGTGGGTCATTTTAAGTCATTATTAAATGAACTTACATTGAAGACAAGTTTTAAACCTGATCTTATCTTTGTTGACTATCTTAATATCTGTGCTTCACAGAGATTTAAAGGATCTACTGTAAATTCTTATACTTATGTTAAAGCGATTGCTGAAGAACTTAGGGGTATGGCTGTCGAAAACAACGTACCTATTATTAGTGCTACTCAAACTACTCGTTCTGGTTTCGGTTCTAGCGATGTTGACCTTACCGACACATCTGAATCTTTCGGACTCCCTGCTACTGCTGACTTTATGTTCGCTCTCATATCTACTGACGAAACTGAAGAACTTGGACAAATTCTAGTTAAACAGTTAAAGAACCGATACAATGACCCTACAATTAACAAGAGATTTGCTGTGGGTATTGACAGATCGAAGATGAAGCTGTATGATGTAGAGCAAAGTGCTCAGGATGGCATGATTCAACAACAACCTTCTAGTGCTACG